TGGTTTATATGGTGGTTCACCAACTGGTAGTGCAAATTTAAGATTAGGATTAAAGCACATATCGATCACGTTTTCCATTGCAATGTTGTGATCTCTACGCAGTGCTTCTACTTTTTCTTTTTTTGTTTTTAGTTTAGAGATCCTGTCAAGAATCTCTGCCACACCTTCTTTGTAGGCCATTAGTATTTACTCTCCACTCTCTGTCGAATAATATTTTCAATTTCTTTTATTCTAGTTTTCAGAACACTTACAGCAGTTCTCAAATTTCCTGTATCATGCTCTCTGAATCTACTTTCCAAAATTTCTACTTCAAGTTCAAGAAAACGCATGTGGTACAATGTTTGGACATACTGACACATCTGTTGGAAATACATTTTAGAATTCCTGTATCACTTCCATCAAGTTTTTCAGCTTTTTCTTGATGAAATAATTAAAGATCTTGTCTCTACCATTTAATTTATAATTATCGAATTTTTCAAGGACTTCATTCTGAATATTCTCGGGAACAAAATCTAGGTCAACGAGTTGTTGATTTCGCTTGTACCCTCGGAGCATCTCCTCATTACAGAACTGAATAGGGTCGATACCATTCCACGCATCAACCTTTTTAGCAGACAGTGGCTTTTGTCTTTTGCCAACTACAAATGTATCATCAGAGGACACGAAGTTAGGAACACCATCACCTCTATCACCACGAAGAATATGCTCATGTACATATCGTGCTGGATTAGAGCAGTGGACATACTTCTTTTGCATAGGGCTGTATTGCTCTACATTGGCGTATTTCTGTAGCTGTACGAAGTCCTTGTCTGATGACAGTATCAGTATAGGTTCACTACTACCGTTTGTAATACCTAAATGTCCATACGTATGACACAGCGTAGCAATGACATCATCCGCCTCTGCACGTTCCACCTGGATCACCTTATACGGAAACTCAGACTTAAGGTCATCACGAATACCATTTAGGACTTCAAAGATCATGTGCCAATCTAGGCCTGATTCTTCTCGGTCCTTCTTGCGGTGTGCTTTGTAATAGGGGAATATATCTCGGCGCCAGTAGTTCTTGTCATCACAACAGATAACAAGTTCACCGTATTTCTCACCGAACTTTCGGCGATATAGACGCAGTGAGTTAAGCACCATATGCCTTACGAGGTCTTCCTCGATTTCAGAATTCTTATTGAATCCAATCTGTTGCATGAGATTGGATATCATAACTTGATTTAGATCCACGAGTATCATGTTACAACTCAATTTAATTCATATTATTATATATACTACCACACTTTACATAGAATGTCAATAGATTATAGATCGTCGTCAAAATCATCCTCTTCATCAAAATCAACGACAACTTCTAATTCTGCAATTCCTTTTTCGATGTGCTCGATGAATGGATGGTCAAGTTTCAGTGATCTGTATAGAGTAGCTCGAAGGATCTCTGTTGTATAACTATAGTCGTTAAGAAATTCTTCAGAAAAGATATCAAACCCGTGCATACCTAGCCGATTCACGACCTGCATACTGTAGTGTTCTACAATCTCATCGACGTAGTCTTTTTTATTTTCCAAAAACTGTTTTGCCAATTCGGTTTCATTTATAGCTGGTGGTGTACCTATATTAGGAAACTTCAATACGTTATTGGCACTCATTTTATAACTCTCAGTAGAATGCAGTCCTTGTTGATACGACCGTTTGGTTCCGTGGCTTTTGTAGTCAGGTTACCCATGAGGTTATTTAGTACCCTTTTACCACCGTTGAGTACCTGTGGTAGAACGTCGTGTGGTTTGCGTAGAGCTTTTGCATATGAGTTATCAGGATCAAACCCTTGTAACGTTGTGCCCTTCACTGAGAACCCTGCAGGGCCCATAGCATTGTACACTCTAAGGTTCTTGTATTTCACATTGAACACCCATAGCTGATTAGAGCCGATGATGGATGATGGATTAATACTAGCAATTTTGTACTCCACATTCTCAGGCATGAACTGCATCCGAGATATTTGTTTCTCTACAGACGCAGGTTTCTTGACTCGAGTCTTTCGAGTTGTTTTCTGAGTTTGAGCATTTGCAGCTGCATCAGATACGATACCATTCACGAAGTCCAAGAAGCGTTTCTTCTCAGACTTTTTCATGTGGCTGTAACCCTCTTCGAGTTGCTTGTCACCCTCGACGTCGTAGGCATTGCCAGATACGAGTAGTTCAAGCTCTGATAGAAGAGCCTTGTAGTGATTTGCAATGGCATTTGACTGCTGTTGCTTCACATTATTTTGACGTAACCACTTGTACATATCGAAGTCACTCTTGTACTTGTTCAGAGTGAACCGGTCAATCTCTTCCTCAATTTCACCAATATAGTCAGAGATCTGCTCCTTGATCCTATCTTGAACAGACGGCTTTTCAGCGGTGGGTTTAGTCTCTTTCTTTTCGTCTTGAATTTGCTTCGCTTCATTTAGAAGTTCTTCGATGCACTCGTTAAAATAATCTAAATTTTCAGCGGGTAGCTTGCACCCGAGAGCCATCATGCGAGCCTGATAGCAACAAGTTGAATTCATTTTCCAGTCTGGTAGTTTTTTGAGCAGACGGATCTCTTTCTTGTCTCTTGGATAATTATCAAAGAGAAGTTTTGCTTTTTCCTTGGTGCTATAAAAATAGTTGTACCAGTTATAGGCTCGTCTTATTTCTGAACCGGTCGGAACCTCGTCGGTCCATTCTGGCTCAGAGCCCATATACTTTTCATCAAAAGACTTTGCTGTACGAGGCTTACGTTTTTTCCCTCGCAAGCCGAGTAGACTCTTACCCATGTCTTATCCTTTGTTCATGTGACATTGTATACATACTAACAGGTAAAAGTACGTATGTCAACAACTTTTAATTCTTTTTTTCATCGTGTAATATTTTTTTGAGTAGAGATTCCCATTCTGGTATTCTAGTTTCCCAGCTGTAGAAGTTGTCTGCATACAGCTTCTGCATCGTAAGCTTACCCATATGTCGTTCATCATCATAAGCTTGCAGAACCGCTTGTAGGAGAGCAATAAACTCTCCGACGTGTCTGTTTGGATCCTCATCCATCTGGTACATATTAGCGAAGCAGGTGGCGGTTTCTGGCAAGGCTGCGTGGTTTGGGCAAATAATCGCACACCCCGCACTCATAGCCTCCATAAGTGCGATGCATGACGTCTCTGGCCAAATATTAGGATAAGCGAATATGTGAGCTTTCTGCAACGCTGTGCGGATTTCTTCATTCGAGACTGTGCCGTGATAGTCGACTCCAGGATGGTTCCTGCAAGCCTCGAATAGCTCTTTATAGGGCTCGTCTCGCTGTGGCCATCCATAGATATTAAAAGAAGAGTAAATATCAAGATGGATTCTATCACCCCATTGCTTATAGAGTGCTTCAAAAACTGGGAACAGCAACTCTAATCCTCGGTGAGGCGTGGTATGATAGATTAGGTTTAGTCTCTCCTTAGGATCTGGCTTGTCGTGCGAAGGGATCGGTGTGATGGCATTTTTTAAGATCATCGCTTCGCTGTGCTGTACGCCATGAGCAAGATGATATGTGTTAAACTGATAGTTTGAAACGAATACGAGCTTTTTGAATCTCTGACGAGACTCTAGCTCCTTCAAGTGTTGACTCTCTGGATCATCCCAAGTGTCGTGCAGCCATAATATGTTGTGCTTGTCTTCACTGATATCACGTACACGAGAGCAGATGATGTTGAAGTTATCCATAAGGCTCTTATCGAGTCTACTGAATAGACCATCCTTCATCATCTCTGTGCCACCCATAGCACCAATGACATTGCCGGTGGAGTCAATTCCACCGACTTTATCATTTTCCATTCCTGTCACTACAAACTTCATACCAGCACCGTTTGGATTTCAATTACAGATTCTACCCTAAAAGAGCGCCAACCATTCTTGTCAAGATCCCAGACTGGCAAAACCGATTCATTTACTGTTCTGTTGCTTTCTGGTTTGTGTTCTGGAGCTGGAACGAGGTCAGACTTCAACGTGCAACGCATCACTCGTTCTGTACCATCAACTTTTGTAAACTTTATATCACAAACATTTTTAAGCAAAGCTTCTTTAATCTTTTGTTTTGTCACCTTTTAATACTCCAATCTTTATAAGTTGTTGACGAGTTGACGCACAGCTGTAATCAATTTGTTTTTTCCTGACGACTCCCTTCTCGTTCAGTAGCTGCATCAAGCATAAAAGTTTACCAATGCCATTCTCTAAGCTATCTCTGGCTTCTTCGGTATAGCCAAAGCGATAAAAGTATATAGCATCATTAGTGGCTTCAGAACACCCTTCCATCAGAAGCAGCAATAGATCATCAATAATTTTAAAGTGATTGTCGGCGTCGTCGGTGTGTTCTTTACTACCACCTGGAAAATGTATTACATTATCCTTCATTGTTCTTCATAATATATCGACTGTTAGGATTACCCCAAACTTCATTTGCGGGAACACGGATGAAGGGTCGATTAGATCCCTTAGTCGCAGCTGGATTCTTGATAGTCAAGAAAACTTTTTTACCCAACCTCCAAGCTTTTTGCTTGTTCGAAGTTACATTCAATTCGCTGGCAAGATACTCTCTGCGATTAGCTTTCGTTACCCATTTAGCAACGTTACGCCGCTCGCCCTTTGAAGTATAATGCTTGCCTGATGATTTTTTACCACGTGCCATAATTTAACTCCACGATTAATAATAATTTACTCTATTATATATTACATCAAATGTAAATAGATTTATGCTACTTTTTTGACGGATCGAGTGAAGGATCTAGCCTATAAGCCTGGAGCGTGAGTTTTTCTGCTTGTTCCAAGAGTTCGCGGGCAAGAGTTGCATCATCTTTCTCTGCCACATCAATGCCATTTTCCTGCGCTTCTATTTTAGCCAAAGTCTTGCTTAACTGTGCATGTTGTTTGATATCATCTTCACTCGCAATACCCTGATCCATACGTTCTTCAATGCGTTTATATTTTGCTAAAAACACACTGTAAAATGCCGTGATGTATCTGGTTTTTACTTTTTCATTACCCATGCTTGTATCCAT